AGGAATCTAGGGGTCGAGCTTCCGTCTAACTCTGTCCTTCCACCAGTAATGTGCGAGTTGATAGCGTGTAAACCAATGTCGTTTCTAGAGAGACAGAACAAAGCCTCTACCGAAGGAGAAGGAATACTTCCAGTGTAGCTGTCATACACAGAACCAGAAGCCTCCGTAGACTTATCAATATCTCTTTGGAACGTGGAGCTTACATTAATTGTAGAGTTTAAAGCATAAATACCCGCACCATAAGAATCTTGAGACTTGTAGTTAATTCTCTTATCAGAGAAAGGAATACCCGTTCTGACGGAGTTAACTAATTCGTAATTTCTATATGCGACAAAGCCTCTCAGTAATACGACATTAGAGTTGTCGGCATACAGGCCAGCTTTGTTCGCTCTAGAAACAGAACATCTTTCTAAAAAGACATCCGAATTTAAAATCTCTATACCATTATCTCTAGTATGTTGAGCATCGACTGTGAAGTTTCTAATGTAGATCGGACCATTACAGTTTTGAACCTTTATATTCGTAAGGTGATTTGCGTAAGCGAACGCGGCTGCGCCGTCTGTAAAGGTGCCATCGTTATCAATACCCCACTTAACCTCAGTGTTAGTTAAGTAGTTTAAAGTACTGACATCGTAGGTGTCCATCTCAGTCGTTCTACGAGCAGCAGGAGCATCGAAAGCTTCAAACTTAAACGAACTTGTGTCTTGAATCGTGCCCGTGTTTTCCCAGGGTTGTATAGTGCTGCTTAACGCAGCAGTCATTCTATTGTTTTTAGAACTTACTCTTCTACTAAATACATACTTACCCACTGTCCCATACCTAGCGTCATCATAGCGATTAGCCGAGGAAGCTGCGTAGACACCACTGGTGTAGGTCTTAGAGCTATACATATCGAAGGGAAGGGAGGGTGCGCTTGTATTAGTAGCGATCTGAGTGAGCGTGTCACCCGCTGGCACGACCGCAGACGCGATATCATAATCAGTGTAATCAGTATTAAACTCTTGGACCGCAAAAGCATCACCGCCGCTTAAAGCTATACCACCACCGAACGAGCAATTTCTATTAACAATCTCTAACGATCCTCTAGGTCCAAAGACTTTAGAGGGTATCTCTAAAGAACCCAGGTCTCCGAAGGATACAACCTCAACCAGAATTGGGTAGTTGATAACATCGGGAAGAGCTTCCATGCACGAGCTTAATGTAGCAAAGTAAGACGGGAAACAACCTTCATCCGCACCAGCAGATACTATGAAGGTCATACCTGTAATGGCTGACGTAGGGGCACCCAACCTCTCCCATAGAAGGTGAGTTCTCTCATCTAAATCATGAAGGGGTAAGTTATCCTGTTCCCAATTATAGAAAGAGCTAGCATCATACTTAGTAACTTTGTCGGTCCAGCAAACTCTAAGATCGCTGCTACCGCCAGAAACATAAACATCACTTGGGTTTAACATATTATCCGAAAGTTATTGTCCATCTAAAAACCAGACCGAACTGGTTTGTTTTTCTAATGTCACTGAAGTATCTGTAAGCAGCCATGACAGAGGTTTCATTGATTCTGTTCCCTGTGGGGTTTTTAACGAACAAAGCAATCTCGTTTAAAGCAACCTCAGTATTTTCAGGAGGTCTAGAAATGTTGTTACAAGAATCTTCATCAATAAAAATTGTATACCTTACCGACCTATCATCAATTCTAGTTACTTTGGTGTAAGGAATTTTAGCGAAGACAGCGTCTGGACTTGAGTTATTCTTGTATTGTTTAGCAGTAAATGCATTAATATTACTGTCTCCAGTTCCTAAATATTCATCAATAGAACTCAAAGGACCAGATAACTCAAAGGTAGAACTAACCTGCGCTCCACTGTTACCACTAACTCCAATCTGGAAACGATCAATCTGGAAATCTGTGATGCTGTCCGCAGCAGCTAAAGCATACAGGTAGCTCATCGACCATCCAAAGCCAGAAGTGATCACGTTATCTTCGTCATACACAAGCTCTTCCTGCCCATCCATAACTTTATGAATCGTCAGGTGGCCTTTCATATTAATTTGATCTACGAAATTATACATCTTACAGGAAATTAAACTTTAGTGTGAATGTCGGTCCATCATTTGTTAAGAATGAATCATTATAAGCAGACTCAAGACCTGGAGTAGATCCATTGTCTTCATGATCTAATAAATTATCCCAAAAGGTTACCTTTGAGACCAACTTATAGATACTGTTATTATTTAGAGCATCCCAAGAATAAGGTGGACTTATCCCTGAGGCAAGCATAGTACGCATATCAAGGCAATATACGCCAATATGGTTCACGCCACCATACATGGCTAAGGTCACGGCATCACCTCTCTGAGGGACGACTGCCAGCCCTACAGAGCCTAGAGTTGCGTTAAAGTTCACAGAGCTATAGATGACAGGTCCCCCAGATAACTCTGCTCCTTGTGTGGCTCCTAAGGTAGAATCTAGGCCACTAACCTGACTGATCTTAACGTAGCCGTTTTTATCAACAAGACCATACTGATTGTACATACCACTAAGAACACCGGAAGCTAACGTCTCACCCTTTGAGTCTGTTATAAAGTATTCCTTTCCTGCTGATGATGGGGGAGAAAATCCCCCTAGAATATTCCAGGCGTTACTAAGAGAAGAATCTATCCATGTATTAGGGTAGTGCCCTAAATCAGGTGCAATCTCTGCAAAGGCTGATGCAGTAGTAGTTCGTGTAGGTCCCATCTCCAGACGAGTATGGTTAGGTGCTGGGGATTGAGGGACCGAGTTGTATGTCGCAGAGAACTCTGCGTGTGCCCCACTAGGATGATAGGAGCTAACATAGGGAGCAGAATTTACATAGTTGATAGCTATGACCGAATCATTGTTGTATCCCTCAATCTGCCCTGTATCACTTACAGAGTGAGCATGGAAGTTATAACCTTCAGCATCCTTTCCAAATGTCACCGCATGGAAAGTATAGTTAGACGTATCAAGAATAGAGCTAGCAGAGGATATTCCGCTCAACTCAGGGTTAACCGTTAAGATGTTAGCTAGTATCTCTCCGAATCCTTCTAAAAACATTATACGTCTATTGTTACACCATCTAAGGTATTGGAAATTAAAGTTGGAGCAAACCAATCCAACTTGTATCTGTAGGTTAGTCTAGAACCACCATCTGTACCCATTATAGCCGAGGTTAAAGACTCGTCACGAGAGGCGTCACTCCTTGTTAATTTGTTGTAATACAAGAAGATATCTACTAAGTCCTGCTTAGACAATTCGGTTCGTACCTCAGCATCCTTATAGTTTTGATTTTTAAACTGAACTAATGGATAAGTTTTTGTACCCACAACATACCTCTCAGTCATTCTCTTCAATGTGAGGTTTTGCATAGCAACTTTATCAAAGACTAAGAAGCTATCAGTATTTCTAGGGCTTGGAACTAAGAACAATTCTACAACGTATTCTTGGTTTGTCCTGTGCAGATCTCCTATGTTTACCTTGTAATCAGTTGGCTCTATAAACTTAAGATTGTTTGTGTTGAATCTTATGTTAAAGTTTAGGAAGTCGTCTTCGGAGTATTTAGTGACAGGTAAAGGAACCTCCCCCGCAACAACATCTAAACATTGGAAATTATTAGTAAGGTTTTTAACTACAGAAGGATAGTTAAATATATGAGAGTACTTTTGTAGAGTATCAGATCTAGTAGGTAAGGCGGCATGTTGGATCCATTTCCCGTCTGGAGTGTAGGACCACATCTTACTGTCTTCGGGCTTAGTGTGGATCCAAACACCTACAGACCTTCCTCCTAATTTACGACCTGTCTTATCTCCAATAAGAGCATTTAAGTTTAACTCGTACTCACAATTAGGAAGTAAGAAGTTGGTATTTAATGGGTATTCAGATCCTACATCCCATTTAGAAATATCCATCCTAACTCTAGGGATGTTTTTTCTATTACCTTTAACCATGATAAAGGTTCTGTTATACATGTAGGGATCATCCTCTGGCTTTTTAGTATCTCTAGAAATCTTAAATACAGAGAAAGAACTATCGTCTGGATCATCTACATCATTTGCGCTAGTATGTATAAGCTCAACCCCCTTAACTAGAGAGGAGAATACAAGTTCAGCATACTCTAGATACATGTCGTCAGGGCCGCTTGCAACATACGAGGAAGCGGTGGTAAAAGGTACAATCCCTGGCTTTAATTCTTTGACACTATTAAGTGAACTTGTTACAATACTGCTTATCAGATTATTCTCAAAAAGAAGGTCGAAGTCGTGGTTGTATAATAAAGGTCCAAATGCATGGGATACAATGTTAGGACCATCTAAAGTTATATGTTTTGGAGACAATTGGTGTTGCTGATAATCTTCTACGTAGATCCTGTGTAACTTCTGAAGGTCTCTACCAAACTCAAAGTTATAGTAATCATCAGCAGTCTGGGGGAACGTGTATCCAGAAACATTTAAATTCTTGTAGGAGTTAGCGCCCCCAACCCAAGTCCACTCAGGTAATAAATTAAGCTGATCTCTTAAATCCAATAACTGCAAAAGAAGTTCTAGAGTTAGAGTGGTGCCTTCAATCCTCTTAATCTCACGCTCGATATTAGTAGGACCGTGATCGTGATAGTATTGAGCTAAATGATCTCGTTCCATTATCCTGTGCATCGCTGCGTAAACCTCAGGTAACTTACCTCTATCATTAAAGACACTAGAGAGGTAGAAAGCCTTACCCCGTGCAGGCATAGTGTCACTTACCGCATAGTTATTATAAGAGTTTTTAGAGTCTAAATCCTCACACTGATCCCATACGTCTGGAAGATTGACATGGCTGCTTACTGGAACATAGGTTCCTTTTGTCGGAATATAACCTAAAGGTAGCCCACTTAAGCTATCATCGTTCTCAAACGGAACGGGCATGTTGAATCCAGTTCTATCGTAGTACCCGTTGAAAGGCATAACGTTTTGATAGTTTCTTCTTCTAACCGATCTTCTAGGTATGTTATCCAAGTAAGTAGCTCCCGACAATCTGGGAGCTACGTTTGTCTTTGTATCGTCTCTGGTTAGGATGGCTCCGCCTGTGTTAACATCTCTCTTGTATGAGTTTATGTTTAACCCAGACATGAAATAATTATCATTTGCAGCAACTTCAGACTCAACGAAGTTGAACATTATCAACGGCAAGTAGTAAGGATCGTCTGCCGGAAGCACTCCATCTGTATCAGATATCTGAAGAGAAATTAAAGGTATAGAGTGAGCAGGTGCGAACTTCCGAGTCATTTGAGAGGCTATCTCTATTGCATTTCCCGTGTCGGGAGTTATTAATCCTTGTCTAGTGAAGTCGTATGCACTAGCGTTGACGGCTAGCTTGAAGTGCGAAGACTTGCCAGACCACATGGAGAGATAATCAACCTTCTTACTGTTTGATTGTGTTATCATCTCATCGAAGTTAGAGGGTTCATTATACCCAGACGTAAACAATAACCATGAGCCATCTCTAGGTTCATCGTTGGAGTCTAGACCATGCTCTGTCATATACCCACTTACATCAACCGCAAACTTATCACGAACTCCGAAACAGACGAGCCTGTCTGCAATGAAGTCGATCATCTTCTTATTGAGTTCCACATTAACGTAGTAAGGATACTCTTCAAACGGAGGAAGCTCGTGAATCTCTCCTCTATACTCAAACCCGTCTTCTATGTTTGGGATGTTGAAACTACCAGAGAATTGCTGATAGGTTTCGTATATAATTCTATCTGTAGCTCGACGCAAGTTGTCTTCCATACTAGAGGCAGAGTAGCCTTTAACATTCATTGACAATGCTAGAGCAGGAGTCCATGTTGTAAAGTCCTCAAAGTATTTCGATTCTGTGGCAAGAGCATAGAAAATTAAATAAGGAACATAAGACTCCCACAGTTCAACGATGCTGGATTGAATAGGGAATCGGTCTTTAGGGAATATTGTATTTACAGCAAATTGAATAGATTTCTTTGTGCCGACAGCCTTGTAGATCTGAACAGCATTTCTAAGCTGTAATCTCCACCTCATTGGGTCTGTGCCAAATAAATCCCATCCGATTAGTTTAGCCAATAATGGAAGATACTCATCCGGGCAGTCCTCTAAGTCATAGATTGTTGTTAGTTGCTCAGACAGGTCATCAATATCGTAAGCCAGGAAAGACAATGCTTTCAAGAATCTCGCAAAGGGACCGTCCTCAATCTTTCTGGTAGTTGTTATTGAACTATCCAAGAAGGTGTCAAACTTATCTCTCACTCTAAAGTCTGAGTTATCAGAGAATAAAGGAGAATAGATAACATCAATCCACGTTTTAAGTTTGTCTAATTGCTGAATCCCACTTAAGTCTGATCTTGCTCCACTCGCAAAATATGCAGAAGGATAATATTGAGTTAACCCGTCTCTCCATATATACTCCATGAGACCCTTAATACCATCAGCGGTGGTTACATCTTCACCCTTGTAAAGCTTGTTAACCATAAGGTCAGACACATAGCTAGAAGGATCGTAAGTATTACCGCTTGTATTTAAGAAATACAACCAGGACAAGTTATTGATTAAATAATTGTGACTGTTTGAAGTATCCGTGGCACTAAATCCACTAGGGTTATTTAAGTTTATAGCTGGTAAGAGATTTTCATCCACGTAACTGCTAAAGCTTTCCACCGTCTCATAATCACTAAAACTCTTACCGAGTGGGTAAAGAATATTGTCTTCAAACTCTTGAGTTGTTATGTCCGTTATTTTATTTTGCTTAATAAAGAAAGGAGCAATACCAGAAATATTGTCCATATTTTCTGAGGCTGTGTCGTCAATAGCACTAACATAGATAACACTAGAGAAGTTGTCAGCTAAGTTAATGTTGGAGTTTATGATTACATCGACAAGATCATCCCCTTTAGGAGTGTGATCAATATCGTCCTCATACATATATCCAGGTACGATATATTTGAAGGCATCAAAGTAATTATACTTGTGATAATTTCTATTACGTAAGTAGCTCTTTCCAGACATCACACAAAGGAGACAGTTATGTTAAGGTTGTTGAGTTGAATGACTTCGTTAAACCCAACAGATATAGGAGATTCAACATTATCCACACGCGCATAACGTATGTTTGTTTCATTATCTAATATGTATCTAATAAGATCTTGAGGAACAAAAGGCTCACCAAAGTCCGTATTATCCACATTGAAGTATTTCTGAGTCAACTCTCTGGCAGATTGAATAATTTGATTCTGCCCGGACTTAAAGTTAGAGTCGAGGGTAAGGACTAAGAACAAGTCCATAGTCCTAATCAAGCCATCAACGACCACTACCTCATCCGTTAACATCTTCTTAGGAGTGATTGACTCCAGAAGTTGTTTCTTGTATTCCTGAGTAGCTCTTCTAAGCTGTGTATTAGAAGCTTTCTCAAGAACAAAGAGATCAATAATATTAGCCGAAGAGTAAGCTCTCCTTACAACAGCAGCAGCCTTTCCAGTTGATCCATAGTTAGACGCGAACCTATTAGCATGTCCCTTATAATCTTCTAGAGTAACCAATCTGTCCTGACTACGGAAGAAGAGAGGACCGTATCGTTTAGCACTCTCAACAGTTTCAGCGTTCCTTCCGCCTGTTCCTATGCTTGTGTTTTCTAAGGTGCCCTGTATTGGAGAAGTGCCTCCTCCTATGAAATTAGCAGTTACATCAATAGGTGCGTTGATAAAGCTATTTGCAATATTGCCTCTTTCTCCACCCCCGATACGGTATAGCACTCTGTAAGCGTCTCCGATCGCTGGGGATCGTCCGACACTGTTATCGCCGAACAATAAAGATGCTCTGAAGTTCTCATCAGTTGTCACTTGGAAGACCTTGTCAGTGCCTCCAGAAGCAAAGTAAATATTATCCTCTTCTGTGTAGCTTCCCTCTGTCTCTAAAGATCCTGCAATATACACTTGGGCACTTTTTTCAATATAAGGAGCCTGGGCTAAAGAGATCTCTTGAACTCTATCCGCAGATCTAAATGTTCCGGTTTCCTGCACAAGAGCACCCTCCTGCAAGACTAAGCCAGAAGCCACATAAGCTCCCTCAAACGCATCTATCTCTACAGTAATATCAGCAGTGTCTTCACCTAAACCATCAATTAAACCATTGCTATTCATCCTATACAAAGTATAAGTCAGTGCACCCCCATCTTCAGGAGAGTTGATGGAGATAGACCTATTAGCTCCAGTAATAGTAATAGAAGATACAGTATCAGATAGACCCGGCAATTCTATCTGGGCATTAGCAGCAGCGGAGATAGGGCCTTTCATCCTCACACCGATAAGCTCTAACATTCGCTTAACGCTGTCCCTACTCCTAGCGGTGCTCAAGAAGTTTTCATTAGCGAGGTAGTCAGCTTTACTAGATTGAATGTGCCCAACCGCAGCCATTAGCTCAATCAACATAACACCGAAATCCGAAGACTCGAAGTTATTGTAGTCTAATGGGAAGGTTGCCTTCACATAATTTATGAGCGCCTCTCTATAACTGGCAAAGTCGCCAGCGGCAAAGTCTATAAGCTTGGCTTTGTTATCTAACTCAGTGGGTAGATACTTTAAGTAATCTGATTGAACTGTACCGGAAAAGGAAACCATTAGACTCTGACTCCAACTCTAAAGTAAGGTATTAGAGCATTATCATAACCACAATATAGGGAAATATCGAGACCCGTCTCTCCGTCTCTGAAGACTTGAATTTTACCTATAGAAACTTTCTTTAAGTATTTACGGATACTTGTCACTACATCATCTTTTATTGCTAAAAAAGTTCCTTCGTCTAAGGGCTCAAATAAGAAATTCCTAACATTACAACCGTAATCAGGGAGCATGAATCTCTCACCCCTTACTGTTCTAATAACATCACGAAGACCCGAGTTCACAAGTTTAGCATTGACTGATCTTGAAAAGTATCCACGTTCAGGATTCTTAGCTATAGGG